ACGTCAATCAAATAAGGACGCAAAGCCTCGTACACTTTGCGAACCTTGGCTCTGTGGTCAATCAAATCCACAAGATGCTGCAAATAACCATATTTAGCAGCCCAGCGACCTACTGCATTGTCAAGAACTCCACGAATTACAGCATCAGTTATCGCCTGTTGCGTTGGCTGTCCTTGATTTGTCGGCAAAAAATCCTCCCACGTTGCCCGATTGAGCGGCGGGACGTACCCCACGCGTGGGTTCACAACTTCATCATATGTCGGCATGAAATGAGTCTCAAGCCCCTCAGCAACCAAAGCTTTGGCAATCACATTGTAAAAGTCCTCATAAAACATATTGCCATGAACGCTGGCAAGCTCCAAATAAGTGTTTACAGTCAACTGAAGGGTGTCACTGTCCATCCAATGGAGACCCTCGAAGAGGGACTCCTTGTTAAGAGCTCCAGCCCACATGCCTTGGTAATTCACAGGCCTGGCGCCCAAAAACGTCACATTCTCGAAATCGACAAGCTCGTCCCCAAGGGCCGAAGCTTCTTTGTCAACGGGCCAGTACTGAAGCCCTAAGGCCTTGACTGCACCCCCAAAGGCAAGTGGGTTCCAAATGACACCTGGAACAGGGCATGAGAGGTTATCATCACCACCGACCTTGAGTCTAATACTGCTGAAATAATCACTTCCAGGATTCAACTTATAGAAAGCAAACATATGAACCAACTCATTAAGGGTGTTGTTGACAATCGTCGTGAAAGGGTCACCGCTGAGTGTCCCAAGGTCACCTTTGAAGCGAAAGTGCCCAATCTGCACTGAAGCATCAAGGCAGCATGAAGTGAGATAAGCCCACTCATTGTCAGTGATCTTCAAATGCGACTTGAAAACCATACCCAACACATCAAAGGCGTGAGCACGCAGCTCACGTGAGGTGGTCTGGTCCCAGTGCTTGTAATCACCATCCATAAACTGGGACCCACCCAACGCTGTCAAGTAACTATGTATACGATCTAGATCAAAAGTGTACTGATTCAAGCAAGTGGCAAACGATGTCTTGGCATAAGATGCATGAAGGGCAGCCATGCCAGAACCAACAAGCATGCGAACAAGAATTGAGACATCAACGGGACAAGCATAAATAAGTCGTGTGCGGCCTTCTTTGACCTTGGCCGCGCGTATTGGCTCATCCTTAGGAAAGCCCAAATACACTACTTCAGGAACAACTCCGTTGGCTGCATCAGTCAGCCGCTTGTCAATGTCACGCAATAACTGGGCATTTATGACTACACCAGCATCTCCGACCCCATGGGTCACTTGTATAAGGTCATGCTTACCACGCCCACGAGCACACTTAGCGTAAGGGTACCCGGGGCTGGTCTTCAAATCAACACCACAAACATAATCTGCCTTGCCAAGGATCGCCTCAGCAGCAGTCCACTTCTTCTTACCCACGGGCCACGTCAGCTCAGAACTCCATTTGGCCGCCAACTCAGCAACACACCTCGCCAACAACTCCTTGTCTGGCTCTTCAATGGTGACCCGCGGCATCTGTGCTGCACGCTTTAAACAGTTCAAAAGAGGATCACCACTCAACCCATTGGCAGCCATTCGAGGATCATCAGGAGTCAATATAGGTGGCGCCTTCGAAGGCGGCACGGGGAGGTGCTTCGACAAAACTGAGGGCTTCACTGATGACTTACGCTTGATAAAAACTGGCTCATCAACCTTCTCAACACTTTGCAAGTTAGGAAAATCTTCACCTGGATACATTGCAGCAAACTCTGGGTGAATCTCAGACTTGCTGGTCCCAACCATAGTACGGGCAGACGTCAAGGCCAAAAGCCAACTCTGACTGACCTGTACAGCCCCACCAGTTGTAGGGCCACCATCGGCATGTTCAGAACAAGCATGAACGCCAAGAATGCGGCCAGAATAACGCCCACCAGTGATCACAACAGGGGAGCCGCAACTGCCAAAAGGCAAGTGCGAAGCAAAATATTTGTATCCAGCCACAACATGCTCCTTCTCTTGCACTCTGTAACTCAATCGATCGGTGTAGCTGAACGAAGAAAACATTTGCTTTCCGTCATAATGTATGTTGCAATTGCCAGTGGTCACAGAAACCAACTCGTCGTCTGTCAAAAACTTAGGAATGATATTGGCAAACACAAGGGAAGACCCACTCAAGTTGTAAAACAACAAATCTAATCCATGCACAACGAAAGCTCGTGACTCGTCAAATGGCTCACTGTGTGGCTCATGTCCAATACGATTAACACTCATGATGTCACCTGGCTTTGCATTGCACAACGCAAGCAGATGTGCCTGAAACATTATCCATGTGTCAGTGAGCCCCAGGGCATACTGACTGTGCCACCCGCCAAAGCGAATGCGCACAATGTTGCGTTCAATTTTGGCGCTTGAAGTGCCTTCATATGGCACAATCTGATGTGCCTTCACGCTCTTCACATAATCAACCCCAGCACGTACCATCTTGTCAGGCTGAGAAGTGCCAGCCATAGCATCAGGGGACATAACAGGGTGCTCAAGACCAAGCTCAGGGTCTAAGCGGTGCTCGATAATAGAATGGGAAGAGGCTGAAAACTTTTTCCAAACATAAGGAACAAACAATGCAACGGCAGCAAAAATTCCAACTAACTTGCTCCACTTGAGAACCACCTCAACCCAACGACTCATATAATCAATAAACTTGAGTGCGGCATGGGCAACTGCAACATAAGGCCTTGCGAAATCACGCTTCTTCTGTTCATAAGCCAAGAGATTAGTCAAGCGACGGCGCTCATCTGGCGAAAGTGTCTCAGTCGGGACAGCCAAATATGCATTAATGACAGCTGCGTGCTGTGGATGAGCATCTTCCAAGTACTGCTTGACAATATCAGCCTTCAAATCCCGACACAACATGGGGCTCTGTTGTGGCTGAACATCACACGGCGCTGTTGTAGGTATATTATGCGCAGTGTCAAGTGAGCCTTGAGAGCCAATGGACATGTAATCAGAGACGTCCGACACAGACTGTATGTCACAATGCGTCTGCGTCGAATCAGCTCCTCTCACACCCCCAACACGATGTACGGGACTATTTGGATTCAAAGAAACCAAAGCAGCGGTCTTCTCGTCACGAGAGACCATTGAGCTGCGGAAAGAAATAATAGCTGTGACCTTGTCATCATGAGAGAGTGTACGGTCACTCAATATCTTAGCAACGGGTGGCTCGTCCAACAAAGACTCACCATAAACATCAAGAAGATGCAAAACCTCCTGATGCTGCTTCACCCACAGAGGCGGGTCAGTAGCCGGAATCTTCAAAGAACGAATTTTAGCACACTTCTCAGGCCCCGGAATGTCCATTTTCAAAATCAAAGAGACGGGGCCACTGGCGGTATCAAACAACTGAACAAGGGGCGGGCGGCAATCGGGCTTGCCCTTACCGGGAGACCCGGATTTGGAGCGGCCACTCTTGACCTTCTTACCACCAGTGCCTTGCATAATGACGTCACCATAAAAGCTAATGCCCAAGTTGGTCAGAACTTCAGTCAGCTGACTACTGGGGACACTGGTCCGTGGAGCTGCCGCCAGAGCAAGAGCTCGTTTTCGATAGATTGAATAATCTGCGGCAAGAACTGAAAGAGTCTCAGTCCAAGAGCCCCAACGTGTAACAAAATCGTCATTATATGCCATGGGATCCAAAAATCTGAACTCGACCCATGCCATAGTCTCAATCTCATCATCAGACAAAGAAGTGAGGTCGATACGACCATTGTGTGTGTACGCTTGAAATTCTTCCTTAATTCTCATCTCGAGGAGATATTTCATTCGGGAGCGCACAGCATTTTGATCACGAACATTGTAAGCAGGATAGGGCTCATTGCCCATGCACAAGACCAGCCGTATATCGTCGACAAGGTCACCTTTCTTTCCGCCCATTGCAGATCCATCTATAGAAGCGAAATTAGGGCGAAATGGAGCACTGCTCACCAAAGTGAGCAAAGTGGCAGGAAAGTTAATATCCACATCGGTTGTAGAATCGGCTGTGCCTGGCCACTCATCAAACACAACCACTTTGTAGGCTCGAACAAAGCCAGACCAGAATTTGTCTTCGGCAGTTTTCATGTAGTAGTCATTGACTGGGTCAATCTGGGGATCACCCATATCACGAATAAACTTCTCAATCATGACAGTCTTTCCGACACCTGGTGCAGCAGCGACTTGCACACAGAATGGAGGTATCCTGGCCCCAGTAGAGACACTGGCAGCCTCCAACATGGTCTTAATCTTCCGCAATTCATTTGACAGAGAACTCACCATAAACTTTGTTTGCGAAAGATTCTTTGTAGCCAACATATCGATGGCTTGTTGCTGCAGCTGTGCAACAACTGTCTTGTATCGGGGGTCCAACACAACTTTTCGGTCACCAGACAACTCTATTATCCTGGTGGCCTGTTCAATCCAAGGGTGCACACAAAATCGCTCCATGTAAGCACCACCATCAAGGTGCTTCAGCAAATAACTTTGCAAAACTATGGGCATGCATTTGACCACTGATGCAACACCAGCTGCACCAACAGTGGCAGCTGAGCCCCAAATCAGGAAGCTCCGAAGCCGGGCAACAACCCAGTCGTGCTCAACGGGACTCATCTGCGAGCCCCACAAACAACCAAGACTGGCAGTGACAAAAGACAAGACAGGAGAAGAACCTGAGGGGCCGGTGGCAACCATGCCTTCATAGCCCTTCGAATTTATAATTGTATTCAAATGGAGCGTAATATTATTGGCTCCGAACACATGTGAATAAACCCAATTTGCTATCTTAACAGTTATAACACCGAGAGCTACAAGCACAAGAACACACAAAAACCAGGCAAAGCTAGAAAAGTGTTTGCGGACCGCGGCAAGCGCCGTGCCAAACATGCCCTGTGTTGCACTAGTAAACCAATCGCAGACAGGACCAAAAATCGCTTTGATCGTGGCTATGATCGAATCCCACAGGAGCCCGAAGACCTTCTTGGCGCCACCGAGCAGCAAATCAATCTGTTTTATAAGCAAGTCCATGTACGAATCCTGTCCATAACCAAAAAGTGACCGCATACGTGCGACCAATGACTCTGAGGGCTGTTCATCAAGAGTAGCGCCATCAACGCGTTCAGCAATGTCGTCAACAAGGTCCAATGCGTCCTGAAAGTCTTCCAAGGGTGGGTCATCAGCAAAACTGCTGGCAAAAGCCCGATCGGGAGGGTCAGCTGGACGCCTCCGGATGCAAGCATCACTCACTTCAGAACCGCGAAGAGTAGAAACAACTGGTGCCATATTGACAACTGCTCTGGAACCTTCCAGCAGCAAGCTGTGTGCGCAAGCTTGGCTTAGCTTAACACGCGTG